TCAAGCTCAAGCTCCTGCCGCTCCTGATCCAAAAGCTGAGGAATGGGCGTCTAAGAATAAATGGTTTGGGGAAGATCAAGCCATGACTTTTGCAGCTTTTGGAATTCATAAAGAATTAGTAGAACAAGGAGTTGATCCTTCTTCCGATAATTATTATGAAAGAGTGGATGTAGAAATGCGTAATAATTTTCCACATAAGTTTTCCGATGAGCAATCTAAGCCCGTGCAACAGGTTGCTGCTTCAAGCCGTGGGGCTACAGGTAAAAAGAACGCACGCAAAGTAAAGTTGACACCAAGTCAAGTCGCAATAGCGAAAAGGCTAAATGTGCCACTAGAAGAATATGCTAAGCATATCGAACCAGGAGTATAAAAATGACAGACACAATTGATACAGAAGTCACTTCAGAACGTAACTCGCGTTCTGCCGAGACCCGAGAATCTCAAACTCGCAGAAGACCTTGGCAACCCCCGTCTATGTTAGACGCACCCAACGCACCAGCTGGATATAAATTCAGATGGATCCGTGAATCAACAAGAGGAAATGATGACAAATCGAATATGTCAAAACGTATTCGTGAAGGCTATGAACCTGTGAGAGCAGAGGATTATCCTGAGTTCCAAGCTCCAACTGTTGAAAACGGAGTACATGCAGGAGTTATAGGGGTTGGAGGATTAATTCTCGCTAAAGTTCCACTAGAGACAGTTGAGGAAAGGAGTGCTTATTTTAATGAGCAATCTCGAACGCAAATGGAAGGTGTGGATCACAACTTTATGCGAGAAAGCGACCCTAAGATGCCGTTAAAAGGTGGAGACATCGATAGGTCATCTAAGGTCGAATTTGGTAGTAGGAATAATTCCGACGATGATTAACACTATATTTACAAAGGAGTAAATTATGGCAAATACAGATGCCCCTGATGGATTTACACCAGCTAAACATATGTATGGTGGTACAATTCGGGCTGCAAGAATGAGAATCGCAAGTGCAACTAATGCATCCATCTTTTCAGGTGATGTAGTGACGTTGTCCAGTGGTTATGTTATTCAAGGCACGGCGACAAGTACCCCAGCAGGTGTTTTTTATGGTGTCCAATATAATGCGTCTGACGGAACCCCTACGTTTTCTAAAGTATGGACAGCAGATACGGCTACTCAAGGTAGTGATGATGCTATTGCTTATGTATACCGCGATCCCGCGATTATATACGAAGCGCAATTTACTGCAGGAACCCCTGCGGTAAGTTTTATTGGCAACAAATACACTCTTTCAACGACAGCAGGTTCTACAACGAACGGCAGGTCGAAAGAAGGTGTTACAGCAACTACTTCGAGTGGAATAGCACTGTGTGTAGGCTTTAACTTAGACCCCAGTAATTCAATTGGGGCTAATGCTAGAGCTTATTTCACATTCCCTACATCAACGTTTGCAGTCTAAATTAAGGAGTAATATAAATGGCAATTAACAGAGCACAACTCGTCAAGGAGTTAGTACCTGGATTACATGCGCTCTTTGGTTTGGAATATGAGCGTTATAACAGTGAGCATGAAGACATTTTTGACACAGAAAGTTCTGAAAGAGCTTTTGAGGAAGAAGTGATGTTAACTGGGTTTAGTGAGGCTCCCGTTAAGGGAGAAGGTGCGCCTGTTGTCTATGATTTTGCACAGGAAGCGTGGACGGCTCGTTATACACATGATACAGTAGCTTTGGCTTTCTCGTTGACAGAAGAAGCAATCGAAGATAACCTCTACGATACACTTTCTTCTCGATACACGAGAGCTTTAGCACGTTCGATGCAACAAAGCAAGCAGGTTAAAGCGGCTAACGTTTTAAACAACGGCTTTAGTTCATCTTATGTAGGAGGAGACGGTAAGGCTCTTATGACCACCGACCACCCCACTGTAGGTAATGTTGATATGAAGAACGAGTTATCTACATCTGCCGATCTTAATGAAACTTCATTGGAACAAGCACTTATTGATATAGCTGCTTTTAAAGATGAAAGAGATCTTAAGATTAATGCGCAGGCTAGGAAATTAATAATTCCAGCCGCGTTGCAATTTGTAGCTGACAGACTCTTAGAAACACCAGGACGTGTCGGTACTGCTGATAATGATATTAATGCGATTCGCAATATGGGCATGGTCTCAGAAGGCTACGCAGTAAATCACTATCTAACAGATACTGATGCATGGTTCGTCAAAACTGACGTACCTAATGGTCTGAAGCATTTTGTTCGTACCCCTGTATCGACAAACATGGAAGGTGACTTTGAAACTGGAAATGTTAGATACAAGGCTAGAGAACGTTATAGCTTTGGTTGGAGCGACTGGAGAGGCATATTTGGCTCGCCAGGAGCGTAAAGAATTCGGGGAGGGGTTTACTCCTCCCCCTATTTTGATTTTTTAACCCGAGATAATTTGTTACATCAACTGACTCGGCAGACGTACTCCAAGATGATGTAGCGGTTTTAGTTAGGAGGAAACGATGGCTAAATCAACTTTTTCAGGTCCAGTAAGGTCCCTTGCTGGTTTATATGGTGCAGGATATAACTCCGTAGTGAGTTTAACTGCTAATACTACAATTACAGTGGCAGACCATGCAGGCAGAGCACTTTTATGTAATGATGCAGATGGAGTGTTTACACTTCCTAGTATTGTAGTTACAGAGCCTGCTGATAAAACAGATCCAAACCAATTATGTAATTTAGGTGCCCAATTCACTTTTATAGTAGTAACTGCTGCTACAGATATGGATATAGTAACTGATGGTACAGATAAGTTTGTAGGAGGTCTTTACACTGGTGTCACTGACGCTACAGGTAAAACCTTTATTTCTGGTGCATCTAACGATGTTATTACTCAAAATGGTTCAACGAAAGGTGGACTAGCAGGAAGTATTATAACAGTAACAGCGATAGCAAGTGCTAAGTACGCAGTAGAAGGAATCATACTTGGTTCAGGAACTTTAGTAACACCATTTGCTGACGCTTAATAGGAGGTAAACTATGGCTAATACAGTCACAGGTCCTACTAATCAATTAGATGGTGAGAAAACTTTAATTGTTTACTGTTCAGTTTATTCAGACGGTAACGCAAGTAGCACTACGTTAGTTGATGTTTCAGCATTGAATACATCAACGTTAAATGGTGAATCTTGCGCTCATGTATCTTTAAATAAGATATGGTACAGTGTAAGTGATGTTGGTGCTGCACCTGCCTCTTTAGATTGGGATGCAACTACTGACGTAACTTTTTTAACATTAGGCTATGATAATTCTTTTGACTTCAGTTCATTTGGAGGATTAAAGAATACAGCAGCCTCAGGTTATTCGGGGGATGTACTTTTTGTTATTCCTTCTACAGCTGATGCAGGTAATGAATATACTGTTTGGTGTGAATTTTTAAAGTATTACGAAGCACCAGGATCTTAAACAATGGCGACTTCAGGAACTCGCACATTTAGTTTAGATGTAGCGACAGCAATAGAAGAAGCATACGAACTTGCGGGTTTAGAAGCCCGCACGTCGTATGACGCAGTTACGGCTAGACGTTCGTTAAATATCATGTTTGCGGATTGGTCTAATCGTGGTGTGCAAATGTGGGAAGTTGCGAAAGTAACAACTACAGTAACCGAAGGAACTAGCGAATATAGTATCAATACTTACGACATAGATATCTTAGACGCATATATTCAAAAAACTGAGAATGACATAGTTACTGATTATCCCATTACGCGTGTTGATAGAAATGAGTTTATAGGAATTCCAACTAAGGGAACTAAGGCACGTCCTACGCAATATTGGTTAGAACGGCTTTTAACTCCTGTAATTCATTTATATCCTACGCCTAACAATTCAACGGATAAACTCATTTACTATGCATGGAGAAGAATTGAAGATGCCTCAGCATCTACTAATGACTTTGATTTACCAAGTCGATTTATCCCTCCATTGGTTTCAGGATTAGCGTATTACTTATGTCTTAAGAAGAATACCCAGAAGCTTCCTATTCTGCAACAACAGTATGAGAAGGATTTAATCAATGCACTACGTTACGATGAAGATCGCTCTGTGGTACATTTAGTTCCTAGGAGGGAATATATCTAATGGCGTACGCTTCGGGTAAACATGCTTTAGCAGTTTGTGATACTTGCGGGTGGGCTTATGCCTATCGAGTAATGCGTATGAGTTGGAAGGGTAATAAAGTATGCCCCGAATGTTACGAACCTAAAAATCCACAAATTGATCCTGTTACGGTAGGAGCAGATGCTGAAGCGTTATGGCAACCTCGACCTGAAGTTCCTCTTCCTCAATCTCAATTAGGGAGAGTTACAACAGTGGATCCGTCAGAAGCGGTAATTGATGCAACAGGAACGAATATGATGACCTTTACCGACGACCCAATAGGAACTCCCTTTAGTGGGGAAGTTGCTACAGGTGCAGTAGGTGATTTAACAGTGAGTACAGACTAATGGCAGGATTTACTTATAGCGGCTTAAAGACAGCAGTTCAGAATTATTTAGATAATGATGAAACTACTTTTACTAGCACCTTAGATACATTTATACAACAAACAGAAGAACGGATTCTTAAATCCGTACAATTACCCGTGTTTCGAAAGAATTCAACGGGTTCAGGAACCTCGGGAAACACCTATTTGTCTACTCCGACTGATTATTTGTCACCCTACAGCTTAGCGGTTGTAGATAGTGATAATAACTATACTTACTTATTACTGAAGCATGTAACCTGGATTCGGGATTATACCCCAGCAGTAGCCACAACTGGGGAACCCCTTTACTATGCTCAGTTCGACGATGATACATTTATCTTAGCTCCCACACCAAATAGTAATTTTACATTTGAATTACATTATTTTTATAGACCTGCTTCATTAACTGCGGCGGGCGATAGTGGAACTACATGGCTTTCAACTAATGCCTCTAATGCCATGTTGTATGGCTGCTTAGTCGAAGGGGCAATTTTTATGAAAACGGCACCTGATGAAATCATGATTTATGAACAAAAATTTAAAGAAGCTCTTGCAACGCTGAAAGCACTGGGGGAATCGAAAGACGTACGGGATGAGTCTCGATATGACAATGTAAGGATGGCACCACAATAATGTTAAAAGAACCTATACCAGAATTAGAGGGTAAAAACATAGCTATTATTGCTATGGGGAATAGTCAATTAGATTATCACAAAATGGTGACACATAGTAAAAAATTTGATGAAGTTTGGGCAATTAATGCCATGATAGGAGTTTTGAAAAAAGTAGATAGAGCTTTTGTGTTGGATCCAGTTAGTCGCTTCTTTGATACGGGAGACGCAGGGAATATGACAGTCATGATGAGGGAAACCCTTCCTACTGCAGAATACCCCATTTATACGTGTGAACTAGATAAACGAGTTCCTGCTTTAGAAGAATATCCGATAAAAGAAGTAGTCCTGGATTTAGAGTGTGGCTACTTTAATAATACAATTTCGTATGCGATTGCTTTTGCATTATGGAATAAGGTGGGTGGGATTAGTATGTTTGGGGCTGATTTTACCTATAAAGGTAATTTATACTTTGCAGAGCAAGGACGAGGTTGTTGTGAATTTTGGTTGGCAAAATGCACAGAAGCAGGCATTATAGTCCAGGTAGCTTTAACATCTGGGCTTTTAGATGCTGATGTACCGATTCAAGAAAAATTGTATGGGTATCATCGACTAGAAGATCCATATGTAACGTATATGGAAAAAGATGAATTAAAAATTTGTAGATGGTCTGAAGTGGAGAAACAACAAGCTATCCCTATAGGACTTGTTGGTAGACACGACGGACAAGTACAAGAAGGAATTGTGGAGCCTAAGAAATACTAATGTTTTCACTTAATTCAGAAACAGAAGTTGGAACTCTTGGGGTTACCACAACAGAACACAGAGGGCACACGATAGAGGAAATTGCGGAAATGGCAATTAATAAAATAATTTCTATTAGTGACCAAGCCCCTGCACCCATTAGGGAACAAGCTCATGTTTTTAAAGAAACATGCAAAAAGGTGATTGCGTATTATATGCAAGAAGCGGTGAATAACCACATGTGTACAATAGGCAATCAATTAGAGAAACAAGGTCAAAAAGACCTAGCTAATATTATTAGGAGACTATAATGGCAATAACACAAGCGATGTGCACGTCTTTCAAAAGTGAATTGATGACGGCGACACATAACTTTGCGACAAACGGTAATACGTTTAAACTGGCACTATATACCAGTTCAGCTACTATGAGTGCTTCTACTACAGCTTATAGCACTAACCAAGAAGCGACAGGCACTAACTATACAGCGAAGGGAGGAACTTTAACTAAAGTAGCTCCTACGACATCTGGAACGACAGCGTTCACGGACTTCGCTGATTTAACTTTTGGTACTTGTACGATTACGGCTAGAGGGTGCATGATTTTCAATGACACGGCTTCTGGGGACCCAGCAGTTGCAGTCTTTGATTTTGGAGGTGATAAAACCTCTACGGCAGGAAGTTTTACGATTTCCTTCCCTACTGCGGATGCAAGTAACGCTGTAATTAGAATCGCTTAAAGGCTTAGCCAATGGCTGTCGGATGGGGTCGATCCACATGGGGTTCTGGTGCATGGGGTCAGCCTCACAATATGACTGTAAGCCTTACAGGGCTTGCAGGAACTTCTGCACTAGGAACTGAAACAGCTACTGGCGGAGCCACTGTTGCCGTCACAGGATTGGCGGGCACAGGCTCAGTTGGCACAATTGTTGCGACAGGCGCAGCGATTGTTACCGAA